AGGTTTCTTTGTACACATTGCATAGAAACCTGATGGTGGTGCATATTCAAAAATTCCTTGACCAGCACCATCTGCATTTCCACTTGATACCGCTGTCGTTCCGAACACCCCTCTGCCAAAATTACAATACATATACTTATTGGCATTATTTGCTTGATTAGCTGATGATGAAACAGTGATTCCCCAAAACTCATCTCCTTTAGCAAATGATATTCCAGCATTAGCACCTGTTGCTGGGTTTCCTACATTGGAAGTTCCGGGTGCATTGAACCATGTACCATTTTTTCCAAACCAAAGTTTACCAGTTGTTCCTGATACATCTAATGCCATCATAATAATATCGTTAGCACTTGCTTGAACACCATAGTTTACAGTTCCACCACCACCATCATCTACAAGATTAGGTGTTCCAGTCATAGGTTGATAAGTAATCCCCTCAACTCCATTAGATGCAGTTTCTTTTCCTGGCATACCACTGCCACCCTCATTAAGCCATCTAAGGTTTGCATGTGTTCCATTTTTTACTATGCCTATTGTAGTAGCATCTGCTGTTGTTCTATCTGATTCTGGTTTAAATTCTGCATACCATTTACCATCAATAAAATACATTGTTCCAAATGCACCTCTTAGAGCGGTTGATGTACCTAGATAAGCTGTACCTGAATGGTCTATTTCAGTAATACCATGAGCTTTGTTTTTATCAAGGACTTGAAAATTATTGCTAGGTGTATCTGTATCTTGTTTAAATGTTCCTGATGTAGCCATGTTATTACTTTCACCACTAGAATCTACACCAAAGTTACTAGCATTTTCGTACTTGAGGAAAAATCCATTTGTTCCATATGTAACACTGGGAGATAATTTTGCTTTCCACTCACCTGTGGTGCTGTCATATTCACCAAATGTTGTTGAATCATAAGATTGTCCATCTGCAAAATGGGTATGAGCTAACAGTCCATAAAAGTTTCTGTTAAGACCAGCAAAGTTTCCTATTCTGTGTTCAACATTCATATTCCAACCTAAGTCTTGGTTTTGGTCAGGTATAACATTAGTAGCAAATGCTTCAACTAATTTATTATTTATATAAATTCTAACTCTATTTGATGCAGTAGCTTGAGTTGTGTCCATTCTAACAACTAAGTGATACCAAGATGATGGGTCATTAAGAATAACTTTACTTAAAATATTTACTTTTGGTGAACCACCACCAATAACTCCTTGCACTTCTAATTGAAAAGTTTCTCTGATAGCAATGTAAGCATAATTGGAACTTGATGCTGAATAACTATTTGCCCATATAACTTGTGAATCTGAAATATCACAGGGTACTTTTAACCATGTTGAAAATGTCCAAGTCTTTCTGTTACTTGCATCTAGTGTTTTGCTTAAATATGATGTTGCTACACTTCCCATAATATCCTCTTAGTTAAATGCCATTGAGTTAGCCATACCTACAGAAACACTAATAGAAAATGCTCTGTCAACGGTCTGAGACTCGTTGTCTGTTAATCTTAATGTAAAGTTAAACACTGTTGTTTCTGTTTGTGAACCATTTTCAGTCCCAGATATGACACCTGTTGAGGTGTTTAAACTTAACCCATCTGGAAAAGCTCCTGAAACTTTTGAAAATGCTACTGTTGAATCACTACTACCATCTACATCAAAGCTTAATGCTGCTCCTTTAGCACCCTCGCCTAAAGAACCTGCTGCTGTACTGAATGTAGGTCCAGTTGAAACTGAAAGTATTGCCGAACCTGACCTTACTGATAGCCCATCTGGGTTTTCAACCCTAAGAAAATAACTAGCATTTCCTGATATGTTTGCTGTAATTGTTAATTGAGTAGCAGCGTTTCTTACTATTGTTAAGGGATAACTAATAATACCACTTGAATTTATTATTTCTACATTAGGTGTAGTAACATAGTTTGTACCTGTAATAACGATTGTTGTTGTTGTTGAAGGTGATATTGTTGACGGGCTAATACCAGTTAATGTAGGGTATGTAGCCGTTGCTGCCGCTACAAAACTCAGTACTCCAGACCCATTAGTTTTTAATAACTGACCAGATGAACCATCTGCTGTTGGCAGTTTAAACAACACACCATTGCTGTTAAACATATTAGATATATGATGTATATGATTACCCATGTGAGCATGACTGCTACATTGATAATACAAAAGATTTGGGGTGTACTCATCTACTTCAATCTGTGTGTATGCACCAGCATTACCTGGTGTTCCGTTTGTTGTTACATTAGTTGTGTACGCTGTAGATTTTGCAGCGTTTAAATAAAATCTTAAAGGGTGTCCGTTGTTACTAGAATCAGCTTGGTCAAATCTATAAAAATAAGTTTTACCTGTATCAGCTCCAGCAAAGTTTAACACAGCACCTTCAACACCATCAATTGCATATGCACTACTAGAGCCTACGCCTGTATACGGGTGTGCGGATGTTTTGGTAACTACTGTAACAGCATAGTTTATTGGAGCAGATGTACTTCCCCAACCAGATTTAAATTCGTTAGAACTTGTTCTGTTTAAATCTTCTAAACCTTGTGCAGTAATTCTAAGCTCTATTCTATCTCCAGCTGAGTATGCTCTAGCTGAAGTTCCCTCTTGAGCTCTAATTACTGTAAGAACATCACTAGACCTTGCTGTGCACCTTACAACTTCTATGTTGTTTGAGCCATCAATGAGTGTTGCGTAAAAATAGTTAGGGCTTGCTGTAGCTGGGAATCTAGCGTTTCCATGTCCTGATGCAACAGTAATACTAGTAGCTGAGTCGGTAATACTTGAAGCTAATGTAGAGTGTGCATTATTTTTAAATAAAACAGCCATTATGTTAAGACACCCCTTATATTGTTAACTTACAGTTATTGTCCATGTAATACCTAGCGTATCACCAGAAGCTTTGTTTATTACAGAAAATACTGTTCTACATAGTAGTGTTCCACTTGAGCTAGCATTTAATATTCCTGCTTCAGTAATAGCTCCTGTTCCTGTTCCAGCAGGAAAAGCACCTACATAAGCAACTGCGTTATTTGATACTGTTGTAGATGATAATGCTACTCTACCTGTTTCTGCTCCAAGTGCTGTATTTCCAGACGCTGCTGAACCAGTGTTTGTTCCTATCGCCATATGAGTCATAACAGTAGAGTTATTTTTCATACGGTCTGCAATATAATTTTTACCTGTAGTCACGACTACATTTGGAACTTCAACCTCTTGCTTTACATCTCCTTCTGGATTAGTAACAGTAAGTTTTAAACTTCCAGTAACTTTAATTTGTTCTTCAATCATAGTTGTCCCCTGTCATTAATAAGCTCCAGCATTCAGTGGAGTTTTGTTAAATTGGTGTCCACCTAATGTAGTGTCGTCTACATCAGTATACACGTAATTGATAACCAGTCCACTATCACTTGCTGTAACGCTGTCTGTAGAAACATTACCTGGTTGTAAAACAGATGCATCTGAAACAGAAAAGCCATCTGTTTTTCCTGCAGGTGTAATAGTTAGTGCAGGAGAATCTGCTATCGACTGTGAATCTGATTGTGGATAAACTAAGCTTACAATAATACTTTCGTTTATAGTTACTGGGTCTGGGTCTATGTCAGCATCAGATAAATCAAAATCGATATTAGACTGTATTATTAAACTTGGAGCTGCTGATATATTTACTGTATCAGTTAAAATTTGTGTAACATTAAATGCAGGTACATCTGATACTGAAGGTGTTTCAGCTAGTGGGTGCGTAACAGCTCTAGTATCTATATCTGTTACTTCAGGTGTTTCAGTATAAACTGTAGCTACTGCTTTAGAATTAATAGACTCCGCTACTGCTGCAGTGTCACCTTCCATAGTATGGGTAGGTATTAATTCAGTAGTAAAAGATATATGGTTTTGTGCTGATGCTACTGCAGATATTTTATTCTCATCAGTAATTGTTGAGCTAATACTACTTACGGTTACTGTAAAAGATATTACAGTTGCTGCTAAAGCAGATGTAAGCTTTATATTAGCCATTAGAAATTACTTCTCACTCTAAATTTTAAGACATCGTATACTGTTTGAAGACTGCCATTATAGCTAACTATAATCTCTCCCTCATATGAACCTTCGTCAACATCTAATACACCGCCTGTAAAATTAAATTGTATCTTACCATCACTTCCGTTCGTAGTTTTAGCACAGCTTATTGTTGCTAGAGTTGTAGTTGCTCCTGTCGCTCTAAATTTTACCGACACTGAGGTACTACTAGCTGATAAATCTAAAGCTGTATTAGCCACATCGTCCGTTAAAGTAAGTAAAATAAGTGGTAACTCATCTCCTTTAACTAATTTTATTACGTCTGACATAATCTACCTCGTTAAAATCTTTGGGCTTGAACTCTCATAGAAGCTCTCCCTGTACCTAAATTAGCTCTAGCTCTACGTTCTTGCAATTTAAAAATAAATTGTTTTGCATGGTATGAAGCCAGCTCCCTATCACTCCAAGCTCTATCAGGTAATACCAATAAATGTTGAAGTGCCCCATGCATGATAACATTTTCTAATTCATCTAAAACTGTTTTATCCATACCTGTTGCTGTTCTTAAAGGTTTTAAGCATACAATCATTCGTACATCATAAGCCACAGTACTATCAGGTATAGGTGCAACTGAAAAATGGTCTGGGTCTAATTGTGTTATGTGTCTAGGTTTTGCTCTAGACTCAACGGGTTGGTTAGGCCATTTAGGATATAAGTCATATATTTTATCTAATGTAACTGGGGCTAAAGTTTCATCATTTACAGTAGCTGTAATGAACGCATGTACCTCAGATTCACTAGGACTTTCATATGCATAGTCATGTGCACCCGCAACCAAACGTATTCGTGGTTGTTCGTACCTCCACGCAAGAGTACGTTCACACGTCTCAATCGCTGCATCACGAACGTATTGCTCTATGATTGGCGTAGGACATCCTGGAACACTAGGTGATAATCTATTTACAATACTAAGGAATGTTTTAATAGCCATTATGATAAATCCTCTTGTTGTAGTTGTTTATTAGTAAGTAGAGCACCATCTTCAGTATCTGTAAGAAGTCTAGACTGAGCATTAAATCCTAATGCATTAGTCATTGATTTATAAAACAACGCCGCCCTATTACTATTAACATGTTCATTATCTACTGACTCAGCTAAAAATATAGTTCCATCAACTACTACTGGAAAGTATGCATCTGCCAATAACTCAACTGCTGTAGTGCCATCGTAAGCTGGTGGACTTTGTGAGTACTCAATATCTAATACCTGATTAGCTGGAGCTTTAGGGTATATAAAAAATTTGTTCGCATTTCTTGTGTGCCTCATCCAGTTTACTGCTGCTGATGCAGTGTCATTCATCCACTGTGGATACGCTTGGTCTAAAGCTTCTCTATTAGTTTCTATACATCCGTTACCACCGCTTACCGAAAAAACTTCCATAACACGTAATGAGTCAGTAGGTGCTGACTGTATAGCTTCATTCTCTGTACAAGTTATAGTTCCTACTTTAGCAAACAAATCAGGTCTAAGTACCGCAATACGCTTTAAAGATTGGTTAGCAAACCCTAAAAGCACTGTATCAGAATACCTTTGAGGGGCGTTCTCATCTTGCAACATTCGTCTAACTTCAGTAATAACGTCGTTTAAAATCATCTTTTACTCTTTTTATCTACACTTCTTGTAACTTCTTCAGCTAACTCGATAGGTGTATTATCTGGTTTAACAACCTCTTTAGTTTTTAAACTAACTTTTGGTTTACGACTTTTTTGTTCTTTAGTCATAAATTTTTCTGGGAACGCTTGTTCCTCAGTAACTTCTTCTGTCTTAGGATTTTCAGCTAGTATTTCATTCCAACCATATATTGTTCCATCAACTGTATTTCTTAACCATCTTCCTGCCATTTCTATCTCCTATGTTTTAATCGGGGGGTTAACGTTAGCCAACCCCCCAACCTTGTTTACTTACTTATGAACAATCAACAATAACTGCCCAGACTTTAATTTTAGCCAAGTCAGTTACAGCACCTGATACGCCAATAAGCATATCAATAGTGTCTGCCGCCGCAAAGTAATGACTTTGATTATCGCCATTTAAAAGTGCACCAGTTGATTGAGCAGTTCCTGCTGCATTAGCATTCCCCCCATCAATAAACCCATCTACATCACCACCGGTAAGACCGATGTCAAATGTTGATGCCGCACCTTCTGCAGTTTGAGTAGTTGCACCTACCGCTAGCACTAAAGTGTTAGCTGGTAAGTTAAGTACTTGGATAGAATCACCAGTTGCAAGTGCCGTAACACCCGCTGTAGCTCTATCCGCTGTTATTTTTGCGAAGTCTAAAGTAACTTCTAAGTAGCCGACTTTGTTAAGTCCAGTAGCAGGGTGAGCTGCTACAGTACCTTTATTAAAGCCATGCGAGTCTGTATATGCCGCCATGTTAGCCTCCTAAGTTATACAGTTATAACACCAACAGCTAAAGCTTCAGGTTTAACGACTTTATAGCCATAAACTTGTAACCCTCTGATGATATTACCAAATGTAGTTTCTGAACGAATTGTTTCCATATTTGTCATTTGTGACGCAAATGTAAACCCCGATTTGTGCCCAGCAAGAATGCTGAACTCACTTCCGCTCTTATATAGATTGTGACTTACATAAATTGTAAATCTATCTATCATACCTAAACGACCATTTCTCAATGGAGATGAACCATCACCAGTGATTGACGCATCTTTAAGGTCAGATAGCTTAATGTGACCAGCCATCTTAGCAGGGATAACGATAAATCTATCGCTCTCTGGACAGTTAGCCTCATCAAGTACTGTACCCATATTAACTATTTGGTCAATAGCATTAGCTTTAGTAATTGCTACTGGCGTACTTGCAACACCTATATTAAGGTCAGCAGATATTCTACCAGCAGTACCACCTTTGTTGGCAGCTGCTACGTCAGTTAATATATCAGTCAATACTCTTTGGTCAATTTTAATCTTCATACGCTCTGAAGCGTCTTTAGACCATGTATCCATAAGAGCAATGTCTGTTTGTACTTGGTCAACATCATCCTCAACACATGCGAAGTATTCGCCTTTGTCGATTAAAAGTTGTAGTTTAGGTTTGTCAGGGTTTTCAACCGCAAGCGTTTGCCCCTTTACATATGTTTTGATAGTAATCTCTGGAGTTGTACGGATATTAACCGTGTCCCCCATTGATTTTATATCTCCTTGATAGTCTGTATTTGAAATAGCTGCGAGCACTGATGCATCGTAGAAATTCTCAATAAGTTTACCAGACCATATCTCAGGTATAAAATTACCTGTGTAACCTGGATTTCCAGGTGATACTCCAAAAGCCATAATAGCCTCCTAGTTAGTTAAATTACGCAATGCGACCTTCTTGCTGTGCAGCAAAAATGTCACGTTCTTTTTTTCCACGCTCAGCTTCACGGCCTTTATATTTACCAAATCTTACATCCTCAAAAAACTTTTCGATGTCTCTTCTGGTATATGTTCTGCCTTCACCAGAAACAGGTTTTGCAGTGCGTCCACGCCCTGGTGCAACTTGTTTTTCTAGTTCTGAATTTTTGCTATGGGTCTTACGAGCATCATTAACATTACCTGTAGCCTGTACATAAGTAGAAAAAAACTTAATCACCCTTTCTACATCTAACTTTTTCTGTGCATCTGCTAGATATGTTTGGCGACTTATACCTGTTAGACCGTCAATCTCAAGCAACCACGATTGAAAATCTTGATTACTATTAATTTCGTTCCAATCAGGCACTTCCTGGTTCAACGTATTCCAAAACTGTTTTTCCTCAGACGATTTTTGAGACTGCTGTACTTGTGGTACTACATCTTGTAATTGCCTAATTTTTTCTTCCAACTGTTTTACACGAGCCATTTCTGGTGCAAACTCTTCCTTTGCTGCTTTACGCATAATGTCAATAGAATCACCGTACTCCTTAACATCATCTTCAGTAATTAAACTTTGAACTGGTTCTTGAGTAGTTGGTTCTTGTTTGGTATTAAGCTCTGATAGCAAAGTTTCTAGCTGGGCTACACGGCCGTCTAAACTTCTGTTCGTTGCATTTAAGCGTGGAACATCAGTATTATACATACCTTGTAACGTTCTGTATTTTTGTTCCCATGAGTCTTTATTCTGTTTATCATCTGAAATACTGTGCTCATCAGCATCAGATTTAGGTGCTTGTTTTTCTACACTGTCGGAAGGTGTCGCTGCAATTTCCTCAGTAGGTACTTCAGTAGAACTTTCAGCTGTAGTTTCTTCAGCTTTCTCTTCTGTTTCTCCATTGAGTTCCTTGTACAACGCTTGTACATCCTCAGATTGTTTTTGAACTTGCTTTGGTAGTGTCATAATGGTTTCGCTCCTATTGGTATGCGTTATTTAACAGCTGTCTCATGACTTTGCTGCGTAGTCAGGGGATTCTTTGATGAGCTTTACTATCTCACCTAAAATTTGACACCGCCCCTGGGCTAGTGTCACATTGTTTACAACATTTGGTAGCTGCTCTAACTCATGTTTACGCCAAGATTCTAACCATTCTAATATGTCAGAGTGTTGACGTTCAACAACTGCTAAAGATTTAACAACTTTAAGGGATGGTCTAATCAAGATTTACCCCCAATGCTGCGGTTGTTAACTGTATTTGCATCCATTCCACCTTTTGGGGCACCATCTGGTTGAGTTGGAGTTCCGCTTTTTACTTGAGGTTGCTGAGCTTGTGATGCCTCAACCTGTTGTCTTGCGGTCAACTCTTGAATATAAGTACCTTTCTCCCTAGACGGAACAATTTCATCCACAGGCATTTGCAAACTCTTAGCCACTTCGCGAAGTATCGCTGCACGGCCTTCTTTACCAACGATACCCATATCGATTTCATTGGCGGTTGCGTTAAGAAATTCTATTCGACGAACGTTAACAGTCTCTTTAACTGCAAGATTAATTGCACCTTTAGGTAGTATCTCTACGTCGCCTTTAATTGATTCATCTTCATCATATCGCATGTTATAAACAAACTGTCTATGAATAATTGGTTTCATAACATCACTGTCAATATGCATAACTACTTGACGTATGCCTTTTCCTGCAGAGCCCATTAACATTGAAAGACCTGACGCTGTGCGTCCAGCTCCTTTAACATTTAAGTCTCCTTGCAGGTAAGATGGTATGCCTGAGTGGTCGTCTGCTAGTTTAGAAAATCTATCATACACACCCATTAATGTATTAGCGTTATCATCGGGTTGTGTAAATCTAACAGCAGGAGCACTAGACCCTAGTGGGTCATTAGTTACTTGCCATATTTTCCATGGATGCATTTGTGTTATGTCTTCATTAGGTGGTATGCGTTCTAGGTTAACTTCAACTTGAGGCCCACTTGATATCCCCATGTTATTAACTAACGCACGAGCTGCGGCGTTACATACACCTTGTAAATCCTGTATAATTTCTGGTATTCCTTTACCCCAGAATGCTCCTGGGTGTTTAATAAATGATGTCTTAGCGTAAGGCTTTTCGCCTAATGGGTCATAATTAAGAACTGCTTTTATTACATAGTTACCTACAATCCAAACATTTGCATCATATTCACGAGACTCTTCTACCTCTTCCTCTGCGTCTTCTAAGCCCCACTCCACCAGCATCTTACCACTTACTTTACCCCAGAACTCTAGAGCATCATATATATCAGTAGGTCTATCAAATGAATGAAACTTTCTTTCCTCTTCATCTTTAGGTAACTCTACATCTTCATTAATCCATGACTGTCCATTTCCATCTTCTAAAAGTTTTTTTATTGCATCATCATCGTATCCAGGTACACCTATCAAATCTGATAAGTCCATACGACTAAGAGGATGATGTTCAAATATATAGCCGTCGTTTATATTACTAATTCCAGGCTCTGGGTATATTCTAAATGGGTCTACTCTTTCAAACTCTGGAGCTATTACCTCATCAGCTGTAACAACAGTCTTACCCTCTTCATTTTTAGTATAGGCCAATCTTCTTTGTCTACGAACTACAGGGCCTTTTATAAAAGCACATGGGTACGTAACTAAATCTGTAATAAAATCATTGAACGACTCTGCCCAGCCACCTTGTGCAAACTGGTCTGATATCTTTAGCTTCATTCTTTTAGCCCTATCATCAGCAGCTTGTAGTAATTTAAACCTGTAATTCTGAGATATCATTTCTTTTAGCTCTGCCATTTTATCTGGGGTAGGTGCTTGACCTTCTTCTTCAATAAGCTTAACTACTTCAGCCGCAAAAGCATTTTGTAATTCTTCTGAATGTTCTGGCGATAATTCTGGTATGGGTGTGGGTTGTATATCCCATGGGGGTGTGCCTGTGTCTAACAAGATATCTCTGAGCCAGCTTTCAGCCGCTCTGCATTTAACTTCTGTTATCATCATGTAGATATCAGAGCCGCCTTGTGCTTGTATCTGTGCTAACTTATCAGCATCATACTCTCCGTTTCTTTGTCGGAGACCACTAAGCATTATATTCTCTATAGGTTTCTTTGCACGTTGAGCTGCATCCCAGCATTCACGCATGTAAGAAGCGAGCCCTAGAATGACTGCTTCAGACTGACGCTCTTCCATAGCTTTGTTAGCTTCTTCTTTCTCTTTCTTTACAAGAGATGCATTGTCTATTACTTGTAGTACCATAATTTATTTTGGCTTAGCAACATTAGAGTCTCTTTTCTTTAACTCATCTTTCAATGGCCCAGAAGTTAAATTGTCAGGTTCTTTGTTAACTTTGTCAACTATGTCTATTAGAGCTTGTGCTTCACCTTTCCCATAATTATCAACAAAATCGCTTGCAGGCATTTTAATCTTAGACTCTTCTCTTACTGGTGCCATAGCAACAACAATTTTACCATCCTTATATGATTTAGTTTCTACTAGTCCACCATCCCTATAACTTTTAATAGTATAGTTCTTTGAACCGTTATTCATTTTGTATCCCATAATAACCACCCCTAAATAATTTTAACACTACTATAAAAAAGTCCTCCTGTCTAACCATGAATAGACAAGAGGACCAGTAAGACAGTAACTATACATTCGAGGGAAATAGTTACCCAGCCACTAAATGAGTAAAAGTGGCTTTAATTAATGCTATCAAGTCCATCCGCCCGACGCAACCGATTTTACGTCTCGTTTTTGTACCATGAAACCTTCTGCTGTTGTATTGATATGTAACATTAAATACTGTAGAGCTTCTGCAACGTGGGAATGTTTGTTCTTATCTATGTTCCCATTCTTCTTATGAAACCTATACCCACCCATCATTGCGGCTTTAAGCCTAGAACATCTTGGGTCTACTAAGAATGCGGAGTCTCCATCTACTTGACGCATAAGGAAATCATCTACCGCCGAGAGTCTAGCTGAGATGTTATTAGTCTTAGCCGACATAACTTTCAAGCCTTCGGCTTTTATTATATCTACTGCTGAACGCTCATCAGTCTGAGCTCTTTGTATTCCTGCAGGGTCTGTAATAATTATCACAGGGCTACCTGCGTATTTTTCTATAATCAAAGGTTTTAAAACTGTACGTATGAATCTTTGTATACCCATATCAAAGCTTACTGCTTCGTCAAGTACAAGGACTCTACCTCGTGGGTCTTGCTGTGCTATAACTGCAGCGGGTGTTAGACCTAAGTCCATCCCAATTACAATGGGTCTGACTCCATTAACTATGGGCTGTAAAGTTTGGTGAGCCATATGGTAATCAGGTCTGAAGTACTTGTACACTGGCTGCCCAGCAGTACTTAGTCCATACTCTCCGTCAATATACACACGGATGTATTCCTCTGACCTACCTTGTGTATCGTAATATCCTTCAGGTAAGTTCTCTACGTTTTCTGCATACGGACTTCTACCTGATGGTTGTTTGAATACATCCCAGCCATTATCATTAAGTGAGACTCCATCTACGGGGTCAAGTTTTTCCATTTGGTAATACCACCATGTATCCATTGTGGGTGGGTTAGTATCTCCCCACATCCCAAACCAAGACGGTCCTCCATCTTTAGCTGATGGGAAACGCCCAATACGTTTTGACATAGCGTCAACTATGTCTGGGTTTATATCCCGACACTCATTGAACCATGCGAACGTTAACTCAAGTGAGTTCAAGTTAGCTACATCATCTGAATCATCTAATGCTCTGAACATAATCTCACACTCAACATCGCCTACTTTAAAGAAGTAAGTCTTTGTTGTTCTCATGTACGTACCACATACACCTGGTGGAAACCAATCGTGGAATGTTTTAATTGTTGTATCCTGTAGTTGTCTAGCAG